CCCGCCGTTCGGACCCATGTACTCGTCGCTACCGACCAGAGTGACGGTGCGTGCAAGAACAAGGTTGCGGACAAGGAGCGGCACCGCCGTCGCGGCGATGCCCTTCGCGGTCAGAATGGCCATTAGGCCCTCCTATGGTTACGACCGCGGAGTCCGCGGCCTAGATTCGGTTTCGAGACCAGATTTGTTCGGCCAGCTTCTCGCCGGACACCTGGGGTGCAGTGCCGTTTCCGCCCTGGTTGACCGAGGACGGCACGACGGGTTCTGGGGAGAGCCGTTCAGCGAGCCGTTCGGCCCGCTTGGTGATCTCTTCCGCAGTTCCGGTTCCGAGCAGGTCGAGGTCGTCGGCGGACAGCCCGTGGTTCAGGGCTGCGGTGAGCCGTGCGATCTCGAGGTCTTTCTTGGTGTTGTCGTCGCGGACCGTTTCCAGTTCGCTTTGCAGCTCGTTCTGCCCGGACTTCTGGCCGTCCTCGAGCTCTCGGACCTTGTCGCGAAGGGACTTCGCTTCGGCCTTCCATTGTTCGAGGGACTTGACGAGCGGATGGTCATCGGGGAGCCGGTCCGGGATGGTTGGCGTGGCCGTTTCGGTTCCGCCTCCGGTGGTCTCCTGCTGTTCGTTGTTCTCTTCGGACATGCGAGGGTTCTCCCGTTTCGGGGGACACCGTTTCGGTGCCTACCGCCCCTCGTGGGCGGAGGTTGTTAGGTCCGAACCTGATGTTGGTTCGGTCGGGTGGCGTCGACATGGGCACGCCACGCATCAAGCTGTTCGGGTTGGCCGGAGGTGACGGTGTCCCATTCGTCGGCCAGACGCCGGTTGATGTCGGGGATGTCGCCGGGGGTCCACACGGGCCGGGTTTCGCAACGGCAATGGTCGTGGTAGCGGGCGCCTTCTTGTTCGGACCGGTACACACCGCCTCGTGACCCAAGCATCAGACAGAACGCGCACGCATCCGACCTCGGCACCCGCACATACCGGGCATCCGCAGGGTCACGACCCGCATTACCCGTGATCGTGTCCCGCTCAGCCTTCCGGATCAGACGTTGCGCACCACCAGCCAACTTCACCAGCGCCGCACCCGCCCGCGGGTCCGACGACCACAACGGGGTCACCGCCCACCGGGTCAACACGTCGATCTGCTCCACCGGCGGGATCGCCGCCGGCGACGCCACAAACCTTCCCCGCACACCGGCCGTCTCACGGGCCGTGTCATAGAAATCGGCCGCCGACGTCGCAGCCAGCTCCGCATACGCCGACACAACATCACGGGTCTGTGGCAGCAACAGCGCCGTCGCCTGACGGGCATCGGACAGGTCCAGAGACCGCCACACCGCCGTCAGATCACGGTTCGCNAACGCCTCGATAGCAGCCTGGACGGCGACATGCTCTGCCGGGGTCATTGCCGGGTATCAGACAGCTCTGCGACCTCGGTGTCCGTCCTGGCCTGCTCAGCAGCCGCGGCCAACGCGGTCACCGTCTGCTGCGCACGGGCACGCCGCCGGTCAGCCTGCAACGCCGCACGATCACGCTCGTTCAACCCGATCCGGCGCAACGTCAGATCAGAATCCGCCGGCAGAATCCCCGTCTGCACCAGCTTCATCGTCGCATCCGCCGCAGCCGCCAACGTCGGCGTCGCCGCAGGCCGATAGATCGGACGAGGCACCGTCGGCGGCGCCACACCATCCCTGATCCACAGCGCATCCCGCATCAACGCCGCCTCCCGCGCAGCGAACGCCGACTGGCGACGCTCAGCACGCTTATTCAGACGGGCCTCAGCGACCAGCGCAGCATCCGCCGAAGCCGGATTCGCATCATGCGCCAACCCCAGATACGCGACCGGAATAGCAGCCTCAGCCGACATCATCTGCGCCAGACCGCGCAACTGCTCCAGAAACGGCGCAGGAGACGCCCCCGCGAACGTCTTCACGTCCGGAAGGTTGCCCTCCTCGTCACGGTTGATCGCGTTCAGACGGCCGATGTAGGTCTCCCACGCCGTCTTCGGTTGACCGTCCGGCCCAACGAACGACGCCTCATCCGCACCCAGCAGCCAATGCTTCGGAGCGGCATGGAAATCTCGCGACACCTCCATCGCCACGATGGTCCGGACCGCATTGTCCGTGTACGCACGGACCGCACGGGTGATCTCCGAACGGCCATCAGCGTCCGACGACCGCGGACGGTTCACCAGACGATGCACCGGCGGACGACCCAACCTGTTCCGCGCCCGGTCCCTGACCTGCCACCGTCTCGACCCGCCGTCATAGCCAAGCTCAACCATCGACGCGCCCGACCACAACGTCGCACCATCCACCTGACCCTCATCGTCAGTGTGAACCAGCAGCGCATCCGTCACGATCTTCCGGCGGCGAGACCACAGCCCCGTCATCACCTTCGGGGACTCCACCGTCACCAACGGTGCCGGACCGCCATCCCCGCCCGCACCAGCGACAGCCCACGCCACCCCGTAAATCAACGAATCCAGCCGGCCCTGCGCCAGCTCCGTGTTCAGATCGTTCGCGTCAACAACCTCGTCAACGCCAAGGCCGTCAGGGTCGTCCCAACCGTCATGGTCGAGACGTTCCTCCAACGCATCCACCGCAGTACCCGGCCAGCCGATAGCAGCCTCAAGGTTCCGCAGATGCGGCGGAATAGCGATACCCAGGTCACGGACATGCTGTTTCGCGTCGTAGTACGCCTCAAGCTGCTGGTTCTTCGCCTGATGGGACTCCAACTTCTCCAGCAGACGGTGCGCAAGACGTTCCTCGTCGTCAGACAGCACCGACAAACGCAGATCGGGGACCGCAACAGCCACCATCACGGCCTCCTCACGTCATCACCACAACACGGGACGGTGCCCGCTTCCCGAACTTCTTCCCGGTACCCAACACATACCGGCGCACCATCCTGGCACCGATCACACACACCGCCGCGTCAATCTTCTTCGGCGACGACGGTGTTTCCTTCCGGATCGCAATCGCATCCCGGTACGGCCGACGGCGGGCGTTCACCATGTGCCGGGCCACCGCCGGATGCCCATCATGCGTGAACGAACCGTCCATGATGTCCGCATGGCACGCCTCAGTGGCCTTCGCGAACTCGTACGCCTTCCCCCGCATATCCCAAGCAATCGGATGCGGCGGACGGGACGACGGCTGCGCCCACACCTTCAACCGGTCCCGATACCGGTTCGGCCACTCCGTCAACGCGAACGATTCCCACTCACGAACATCCGCGAAGAACGCCACCACCCGATGCTCATCCATCGCCTGCTGCACAACCAGATCGACCTCGCCAACGTCCACCTCGACGTCCGGGTCGTTCGGGTCAGGTTCCCACACCCCCAACGTGAACACATGGCCGTCCTCGAGCCGGCACCCCACCAGCGCCGTCCCATCCCGAGACTTCGACCCGTCGAAGAACAACACCACCGGCTCGTCAGGGCCAACAGTGATGGTTCGGTCCGCCAGCTTCGACCAGTCCTGCAACGTCAACCACGCATCCGTCGCCGCCGTCGGCTGATTCAGATACTTCCGCCGTGAATCGTCCGGCCGCGACCTCGGCGACCAAATCCGCTCCATGATCGTGTCAACGTCGACCCACGGACAATCCCGGTAGACGTGCTCCAACCCGGACCGCAACGAATCCGGATCAGCCATATCGGTATCCGGCGCCGCCACCCTCGCGTCATACAGGATGCGCTGCGTGCCACGCGCACGGCCCTCCTGCTGCAACAACCAGCCATCCCACGACGCCTCAGCAACCGACTCGTCCCCCGGCACGAAAGCGTTACAGGTCTCCAACATCCGAGACCCCGACTTCGCAAGGTTGTCCTCAAGGGTCGCAGCCAGGTCAGGGCCACCGTTCGACGGCTTCCAATGCTCCGTCTCATCAGCAACCACGAACGTCGCCTCAGCACCCTCAGCCGCCGTCGCCGACGCCGTAATGACCTCCAACGTCCCTTCCGGCATCTTGTAGAACTTCGTTTTCCCCGGCTCCAACTGGAACTCGTTCACAACCCGCGAACCCTTCGGAGCGAACGCCCGAATCATCCGCATCGTGTTCGCCGTCTGCGACTCAGCCGTCGCCGCAACCTGCACCAACGGCATATCAACCGGACGGCCCACCAGCCCCCCAGCAACCATCTTCGGGTCAGCCAACTGCACCGGACGGACCGGCGCACAAAACTCGATCAGCGCCAACACCGCCGCAAACGGCGACTTCCCCGACCCCTTCGCCAAACGGCGCACCCCATGATTGAACAGCCACCGGCCATCCGAATCCACCGCATACCACCACAACAGAAACTCAAGCTGCCCATCCGTCAGACGGAACTGACGGCCAGCCCGAACCCCATTCGGCTGAACCAGCCACTGCTCCGCCCACGCCGCAGCCTGGTAACCCAACGTGAGCGGGGCCTCCGGATCGTCCGGCATCCACGGCCACCCCGGCAGCGTCGCAAGACGATCAG